GTAATATGGATGTGTTCGCGGGGTTAGACGTAGGTTTTAAAGACCCTACCGCCTTGTGTGTAATTGCCTACGATTGGGATAACGATCAGTTCCATGTAGTTGATGAATACTTCAACGCTGAAAGAACTACAGAGCAACACGCAGCAGAGATACAAAAATTAATTGAACGATGGGATATTGACTATATCTATATTGACTCTGCAGCACAGCAGACTCGATTTGACCTGGCACAGAACTACGACATTAGTACTATTAACGCAAAGAAGTCTGTCATCGATGGTATCGGCCATGTGGCTACTATAGTTGACAATGGTAGACTGTTTGTAGATCAAGAAGCGTCCCAAACTCTTGCTTGCCTAGATGCGTATCAGTGGGATCCGAACCCTAACCTTGTACGGGAAAAGCCCAAACATAACATGGCTTCACACATGGCAGACGCACTTCGTTATGGACTTTATTCGTTTATAACTGCAAACGTTACGTTCTAATGATACCTAGCCAAAAATAGTTATTGACAAGTCATCCTAAAGTCGATATAATTCTTCTAATGAAAAATCAGGAACCAAAGCAAAAATGCCTAAGCTAAAACGTGATGTAGTCAAATATGTACGAGATAAGGCAAAGTCTAAGTATGCGAAAGGTACCTCCTGTGAGATTTGTGACGAGACAGAGCAGCTTGACTTTCACCACTTTTACAGTTTGACGCCCTTGTTAAATCAATGGCTCGCAAAGAACAAACACAATCCCGAGTACATTCAGTCTCTTCGGGATGACTTTATTGAAGAACACCATGCTGAGTTATACGATCATACAGTTACTATATGTCATACTCATCACCTACTACTTCATTCAATTTATGGTAAGGATCCGGCGCTAGGGACTGCAAAGAAACAGATGCGTTGGGTACAGATTCAAAGAGAAAAACATGGCTTGGTATAACAATATCTTAGGAAGAACCGAAAAGCTAAACCCAGCTCAGTTTCATGACGTTGGTAATAAGGAAAGCTCCCGTGAAGACACTCTAAGCTATGAAAGAGCTTATGAGCAATTAGAGATTGTTAATCGCGGTGTAAACATGATCGTAGATGATGTTGCAGAGATTCCTACTATTGTCAAACCTCATACTAATACTAAAGGTGTGATTAAAGGCATTAAGCGTATTAAGGTAGAGACTCTGTTAAATAGAGAACCCAACCCTTATCAGGATATCAACTCTTTCCGTAGAAACCTTGTTACAGACTTTATTATTGATGGCAACATCTTCATCTACTACGATGGAGCACATATGTACCATCTTCCTGCGAGCAACGTTATCGTTCACGCAGACGAAAAGACGTATGTTAGCCACTATAGCCTAATAGACGTAGACTTTACTGTTGACGAGATTATCCATATTAAAGATAACTCTTTTCACTCTATCTATCGAGGCGTTCCTCGCCTTAGTCCTGCAGCACGCACAATGAATCTTATTTCTTCTATGCGTAAATTTCAGGATAACTTCTTTAAGAATGGTGCTGTTCCCGGCCTTGTACTCAAGTCGCCAAACACACTTTCTGACAAAATTAAAGACCGTATGATCCTAGCTTGGCAACAACGCTATAGACCTGATGCAGGCGGTCGACGTCCTTTAATCTTAGACGGGGGTATTGAAGTAGACTCTATTTCAAACGTAAGTTTTAAAGATTTGGATTTTCAAAGTGCAATCTTAGAAAATGAAAAGGTTATTTTAAAGGCACTCGGGATCCCTCCAATCCTTTTGGATTCTGGTAATAATGCTAACATTCGCCCAAATTTACGATTATATTATTTGGAGACTATACTTCCTATCGTTCGAAAAATTAATTTTGCAATGACTCGATTTTATGGTTTTGAATGTGTTGAAGATATTACCGATATTCCGGCTCTCGCGCCAGAGCTACGAGATGCATCAGCATATTATACTTCACTAGTAAATGGTGGAATTATTACTGCTGCTGAAGCTCGTGAGCGTTTAGGCTTTCCGGAGATCGAAGGAACACAAGAAATTAGAGTACCTGCAAATATAGCAGGCTCTGCAGCTAACCCCGACGAGGGTGGCAGACCAGTTGAGGAGACTGAAGATGAGTAATAAAATAAAAAGAGTTAAAGCAATCAAGCTGTTAGCAGCTTTTTATGCACAAGAAAAGAAAGTACATACAGAAGCGGAGTATATTGCTTTAGGGCACAGACAGCCTGTTACAGGTACTACTATTAAGTACATCTTTGGCGGGTACCCTGGTGTAATGACTATGCTTAAACAAAGCGCCTTTTGGAGCGACCTTGAGCAATATACTAAGGTAGCCCCTACGAAAAAGCCTGAAGCTGAGAAGCCTAAGGTTCAAGCACCAAAGCCAGTACCTAAGGCAGCGGTCAAGCCTGCACCTAAAGTTGCAGTTAAAGAGGGTAAAGATAATGAATAAAATCTTTAATCTTACATCTACTTTTAAAGCGCATGAAGGGGATGATGGCAGTGTCATGATCCGTGGAATGGCAAGTACGGCTGACTTCGATCGCGCGGGTGATACTATTTCAGCAGAAGCTTGGCAGAAAGGTGGATTACAGAATTTTGAAAAAAATCCAATTATTCTATTCAATCATGACTATGATAGACCAATTGGTAGAGCCACAGGTATGAAAGCAGGACCTAATGGCCTAGAGTTAGAATGTAAGATCAGTAAAAATGCCCCTGGCAACGTAGCTGAACTTGTTAAAGACGGTGTTCTTGGAGCCTTTTCTGTCGGTTTCAGAGTCAAGGATGCTGATTATATTAAAGAAACCGATGGACTAATGATTAAGGACGCTGAGCTATTTGAGGTATCCGTTGTTTCGGTGCCATGCAATCAGGCAGCTACTTTTTCGCTCGCGAAGTCTTTTGATTCCACTGAGGAATACGAAGATTTCAAAAAAACTTTCACTAATCGTGTAGATCTAGCCGGTCAGTCTCTGGCTAAGGACGAAGCTACTGCTTCAAATATAGCTAGTGACCACACACCGAAAAGCGCGGAACTTATTTCCGCAGATCAGGAGATCAAAATGGACAATCAAAACATCGACTTGGAAGCTTTTGCAAAGAAGGTAGCTGAAGATACAGCTGCTAAAATCGCAATGAAGCAAGCCGAGCAAAAAGCAGCTGATACACTACAGGCTGAGAAAGACGCTTCAGTAGTTGAAGCACAAAACATCAAGGTTAAGACCGGTATTCAGTCTGGCGTTGAGCAATTAATGGCGGACATGGACGCTAAAATGCAAGCTAAAGATGCTGACATCGCTAAGATTCTAGCTGAACATAAAGCTGATCTTGACGAGAAAGCTACTGAAATGGAAGCTATGCAAAACAGCAAGAAAAGCTTCCAAAACCGTGGCAGCGATCTAAGCAAGTTTGGCAAGGAATTCCTCCACGCCTCTGTACTTGGTAAAATCACTGGCAAAGGCTGGGACACTAAATTTGCTCAAGACCTTAAAGAAAAAGTAGGTGTTCAGTTTGACACTAATGCTGGTACTTTAGATACTATCGTTTCAACTACTTTCGAAGAAGAAGTTCGTCTTAACCAACGTGTTGCTCAGTTGTTTAAAGAAATGCAAGTTAACTCTGGCGCAACTGTACTTCCTTTGATGGATGACACTAACCTTGCAACCTTCTCTGCTGGTGGCATTGGCGACGGTATCTTAGAAAACCGTACCCAAGTAGCTGCTAACGAGTTTGAATTGCGTGAAGTAACTGCACTCGCTAAGCGTCTTATCTCTGGTACCTATATCGGTGCTGATACTGACGAGCAAGTTGTTGTAACTATCTTGCCAATGATCTTGTCTGCTCTAGCTCGTGCTCACGCTCGTGCAATTGATGGCGCTTTCACTATTGGTAATGCTTCAATCGTAGGTCTTTGTGGCGCTGCAGGTACTGACGGATCTGGTTCTTTCTTAGCAGGTGATTCTGCTTCTGTAACTGACTTAGCTGTTAACGGTTCTGCAAATCTTACTGCTGCTATGCTTATGTCTGCACGCGGTGAAATGGGTAAGTATGGTATTAATCCTGCTGATGTTGCTTACATCGTCAACATGGAAGAGTACTACAACCTAGTAAATGATCCTGCCTTCTCTGATATTAGTGAAGTTGGTTCTGATATCGCTGCTAAAGTACAAGGTACTATGGGTTCTGTTTACGGTTCTCCTGTTGTTATCTCTGATCACTTTGCACGTGCTGCAAACAAGACTGCTGCTATCGCAGTTAACGTTCACAACTACGTTGTACCACGTCTGAAAGGTGTTGGTATTGAAAGT